ACGAAGCGCATCATGCCAAGGCGATTGCGGTCAGCCGCGCCTACGCCAAAGCACATCGTGAGGAGCTGATCGCCGCCAATCGTGTCTACTACCAGGCCAATCGCCAGCAGCTGCTTGAGCAAAAGCGTGTGTACTACCAGGAACGGCGTGAGCTGCTAAAGGCGAAAGCGAAAGCGCACCGGCCACATATTCCCACCTGGTCCCGCGAGAAAGCGAAGCGGCGCAATCGGGCGAAGCACCAGATCTACTACCAGAATCACAAGCTGGCGCAGCGCCGGCGCTGGCTGGCCAGCCTGCGAGGTGCGCCGTGAGCTTATCAAGTATTTATACCGAATTGCACCGCAACGCCGCGCGCACCGGGCAGGATCGGGCGATGGAGCTGAAGGGCGGCGCGCGCTTGGCGGTGCGAGTCCAGGCCGGCGTCGTGACGTTGACTCTGTCACGTAAGGCGAAGAAATTAGGCGCGACCGAGATCGAGGTATTCAAGCGCGACTGCGGCGTGCCCGAAACCGCGATCCGCTTTCCAGTGGAAGGCCAGCGCCTGAGTGATCACGAAGGTGAGCCGTGGCATTCAATCACCTACCGCTGGCGAGAGGATGGAAGCGAATGAGTGCGCTGTCACCATGTCCGCATTGCGGCAAGGTCGATGAAGTGTTCATCAATATCCGCGCCTACGGATGGGCAACCGAGTACTTCAGCACCGACGGCGCATACGAGTCCCTGGACATCGACAATGTGCTCTATACGAACGCAACGACGATCCGCTGCGCCTCGTGCCAGCGCGTGCGTCGTGACCTGGAGCTCGTCTCCGACAATGAGCACCGATGTGTAAGGAAGAAACCATGACCGAAGCCAAGAGTCACCTGGTCCGCGCCGGCGGTGGTCGCATCCGCGTGCTGCGCCTCTTCGCCGGAGCGACGACCTACGCGCTGCGGTACGAGGTGCAGAGAGATGAAGATATGTGTCGCGAGTGCGGATGCACCGATATTTTCGGCTGCGCAGGCGGCTGCTCCTGGGTGAATGCCAGCCATACGCTGTGTACACGGTGCGCGAATAGGATAAGCCAGTGACCGTCAAGCTCATTGCCAGCCGCGCCTACCACTGCGGCAATTGCGCCCTCTGGCGTCGCTCGGTCGGTTGCACGATGCCAGCGACGCCGGCCACCGTGAATTGCGGTCGCACGGCATTCGACGACCTGTGTGAGCAGTGGTATCCGTCGCACCTATCCGCGCGGATGGGTACGCGGCAGTGGCGCAAGAGAAGGAAAAAGGAGTCGACGTGAGCAAAGGACGCACGCCACCGCCGGCGACGATCGACCACGCCGCGCAGTTGCGCGATCGGCTGGGCAAGGCGGCATACGAGGCCGCATTTGACCACGAGCCGGTGCCGTGGGCAGAGACTGACGAACGACGGCGCGAGCGGTACCGCGTTATCGGCCAGGCGGTCATGGACGTGATCGTCACCAAGGACGACCGGCGCGGCGACTTCAGTGTCAGCTCGATCTATGGCTACAAAAACCAGAAGCCGTATGTGAATGTCGAAGTGTCCGTGTCGCCGATGCAAATGAGTCCAGCCAAGGCACGCGAGATCGCGCTGATGCTGCTGGAAAGCGCGGATGCCGCAGAGTCAGACGCCGTGCTGATCGGGTACGCGCGCGACGTGCTCGACCTGGACGATCGCGGCGCCGCGCAGCTGCTCGACCAGTTCAGGAAGTATCGCGACAAGCAGCGCGGCGCGGAGGTAGACAGCGCATGAGCGCCGACAATCCATTAAAGTTTCTTCTTTACGAATTACCGGCCTACATCGAACCCGTGCCACTGGCCGCGCTGATGGAGCGCTATCGCGCGAACAAAGTCGCCTACGAGCGCGAGATCAAGATCCGCCATGCCGAGCGCGTGGTCAAGGTCATCGAGCGGCGGAACGATTCGAGCGAGGCGGCGCGGCTGGAGAGATGGCAGGCCAAGCTGGCCAGGCTGAAGGAGAATCAGCTATGAAGGCAATCACCTGGTTCAAATACAGCCCGAGCGCCGGCGACCCGTCGTGTCTCTGCTCGTGGTGCGAGGCACCGATCGCCGACGACGAAGCGCCGATCCTGCGCCTGTGGAGTACGGCGAACAACACTGAGGCGCGCTTTCACCTGCGCTGCGCGGCCGCGGCGGGCGTCATTTCAGCGCCGCCGATCCGCGACACCTTTGCTGACTTCGACGATGGGGATGTGCAATGACCGACGACGACCCGATCGACCTCGGCCCGTGTTGTGCCTGTCGCACCGTCGGCCCAACCGTGCGCACCATCATGATGCTCTCCGTTCGCGCGCCGGGTGGCCACGGCTGGGGCTGTCTCCAGTGCGGACTTCCGCAAGCGGGCGCGATCGCGGTGCTGTGCGACCGCTGTTTGGAGACGAATGCGCCGATCCTCGACGTGTGCTACGGCTACCCGAGCAGCGGCGGGCGCGTGGCGCGCGAGTCGTGTGTCGAGCCGTTCGATCACGATATGCGCATGCATCCGGGTGAACGATGACGGACATCCTTGACCTATCCGACCGGGCGGCGCGCTGCGTCCTTGGTCGTGGCCACTGGACACGGCAGGACTGGGAGGACGCGAAACAGGAGGCCGCCGCCGCGATCTGGGCCGAGGGCGATCGCCATGAAGGCATCCTGTTCATCGCAGCCAAACACGCGATCATCGACTGGCTGCGCCGCTGGCTGCGCTCGCCGCGCGGCTGCGAATACCTGGATTATATCGACCACGCCCGCCCGCCCGATGCTGCGCCGGATATATCGCACCTTGCTTCGCTCGCGCCGTGGCTTGAACAGCAGCGGGCCATGAAAGTCAACGAGGACATCCGCTATCTGGAGCTGATTGTGCAGGGCTATTCGACCGACGGGATCGCGCTCGAAATGGGGTTGACACGGCGGCGTGTCTATGCCATTCGTGAGCGGCTACTGCCGCGCCTGGAGCGCATCGCGCGCGGCGAGACACCAGCACATCCCTACGGCGCGCGGCGACAGGTGGCAGCATGACCGAGCGCGCAACCATCACCGCCGACGCCATCCTGCCCGATATGCTGCTCGTGACCGCGCGGATGTGGATCTGGCGATTGCGCGAGCTGGACGATGCCACGTTCGACGCGACGTTTCGTGAATGGACGGATGAAGCGTGGGCAGAGGCGAACGGCGTATTCAGTGAGGACGTGCTGCTGCTCAGTCGAAAGAAGGGCGACACCGCGCGGGCATTCAACGCGCTCGCAAAGATGATTGCCGCCTTATCCTTTGTCCCTGGCGGCGTGACGGTGTTCAATACGCACTACGAAGCAACAAGGGAAAAGGACGCGCCCGATGCCTGACATCCGACTGGCCTACAAGACGCCGCGCGGCATGGCGCACTACGAATCCGGCAGCGGCCTGCGCGGTGCCCCGACGTACCGCCTGGGCACCCAGCGGCTGAGTCACGCGGCGGTGCTGGCGCTGTGCGGTCGGCGGCGATCGAAGGGGAGAAGGGTGCCGGCGCGAAGGGAGGTGACGAGTGAGCGAGAGTGCAACGGTACAAATGCTTGTGCAGATCAAAACGTGGATCGCGCACTATCAGGAGGACGGGGTATCGTTGTGCCGTCAAGCCCCGCGACAGAAGCCAGAGAATTACGAGCTCCTGATGGTACAGATTCCTGTTGCCGAGCCATATCTCGGCTATGTCATCACAACCAACCGACTCGTCCATGTGTGCGACACATGCCGCGCGATCGTAGAAGTCGCTGCATACGAAGCGGCGGAGAAAGCGAGGTGACGAGTGAGCGAACCGACCTACACGATCAGCGCCGACGGGAAGGCGATCACCTGTCACCGCTGCGGCATGACGAGCTATCACAAGATGGACGTGTCCACGCGCTACTGCGGCGCATGCCGGATGTTCCACGAAAGCGAGCTGCCAATGAACAAGGATGCCGATTACTGGCGTATTCAGGCACAAGACACGCTGGCCAGCCTCCATGAAGCCGAGCGCGAGAATGCCGAGCTGCGGCGGCGGCTCGACACCGTGATGCACACTGGCGATATGGAGCACGCCCGGATGGCCGCGCTGATCGAGGCCTGCGAGGCGACCCCGCGTTCATCGAAAGCTACGCGCCCGACTCGTATCTGGCGCGGATGCAGCCGACGTTCTACGCCAACTTCCGTGTCTATGGCAAGAATGCGCGGGCGGCGGTGCAGGCGTGCCGTGTGCAGGCGGATGCGATGCTCTCAGAGCTGGCAGCCGCGCGGGCGGTGGTCGAAGCGGCGCGCACCACGCACAACGGCGCGAGTGTTGAGACACGACTGAAGGGCATGCGTGCGCTCGGCATGGCGCTGGATGCCTACGACGCAGGGAAAGCGAATGACTGACCGCTACGCCGCGAAAACAGAAGTCCCGATCGAGCGCTCGCGGGCCGAGATCGAGCGCGCCCTGGTACGCTATGGCGCGACGGGCTTCATGTACGCCTGGGAAGATGATAACCAAGCGATCGCCTTCAAGATCCACGATCGCCATATTCGCATCATCTTGCCAACGCCGGCGCTCTCTGACTATGAGATCACGGACGGCGGGCAGCGGCGCGGCAGTGAGGCGCAGCGCCGTGCGTATGACCAGGCCAAGCGCCAGCGCTGGCGCGCGCTCGTGCTGATTGTCAAGGCCAAATTGGAGGCGATCGCGGCTGGGATCTCAACGATTGAACGCGAGTTCATGGCCGATGTGGTACTTCCAAACAATGCGACAGTCGGCCAGTGGCTCGCGCCGCAGATCGAAGCAGCCTACGAGTCGGGCAGGATGCCACCGCTGCTACCAGGAGGGAACGAGTGAAAACCTTGACCTACGACGACTACCTGCGGCTCACGGGCCTGCTGGTCTTAGCGGCCGATCATCGCCGCATGCTGGAGTCGATCGAGCAGAGCGCGCTCAGCATCACCGGCGAAGAAAAGGATGGCCATACCTCAGATTGCATCTGGGGCCAGGATTACAGCCCAGAGCACCTGCTGGAGCTGCTATCCATCCCACTTCCCACGCCGTCGACCCCGCACCAGGCCGCCGGCGCGATGTCGATCGTGAAGCAGTTCGACGACTTCAAGGAAGAGTAGCACCGTTATGCGAATCTATGACATCCTGCGCACCGTTGACCCGAGCTTTCCGAGCGCAACCGCGTTCATCGCCGACCAGATCGCCATCAAGATCGACGGTGAGGAGGCCCAGGACTTCACCAACTGGCCACCCTCGGCGTACGGCAATATCGCGCCGCCATATCCGGCCTTCTTTGTCGAGGCCCGCACGGTGTTGAAGACGGCCGGCATCGTGGAGCTGCTCGTACCGCCGTCTGTCCGGCTTCTTCCGGGCTATCAGGGCGCGCGGCTCGAAGGCGCCGGCGAGGAGATGACGGTTGATCGCGCGCTATATTTCGAGGATGTGACCGAGCAGCCGCGCATCAAGGCCCAGGAATACCTGTTCGGCGATCCACAGCCCGCTGCTACATGCTGGGTGCTGGCGCTGTTCGGCTTTATGCGCGTGGACAACGGCGATATCAGTCTGTTCCCTGGCCACGCGTATCTGCACATCGGCGCAGACGGCCGGTTGCTCGACGACACGGCTGGCATTCATATGGTGGAGTATCCAGACGACCAGCTGATACCTGGCGCTGACTATAACCCGATGACGCAGCTGGCCAGCTTCGTCCCGTTCGGCCTGTTCGCGATCAAGGCATTGCACGATCGCTGCGAGGTCGAGCTGGTCACACCGAGCCGCCAGGTGCGGAGGCGCATGGAGCGGAAAGAGGGGATCACACCGCAGCGCTATTACATTCTGAAGGTCAATACTCCCACGCCGCAGCGGCGCTATGCCAAGCCGCCCGAGATGAAGCCAGAGGCCGAGAAGCCAGGCGTGAGAAGGCATGATGTGCGTGGTCACTTCCACTTTTACACCAAGCAAAAGCCACTGTTTGGCCGCATCGCGGGTGCGGTCTGGATCCCGCCACATCAGCGCGGGAAGGAGGAAGTCGGGGCCATCAAGAAAGACTACCTGATCAGAGAGGCCGCACTGCCAGAGAGCAACCCTGAGTACGCGCCGACCGAGGACTCGCCGTTTTAATCGACGACTACCGAAAGGAGATCCCCGTATGATCATCGCCATCACCATGCAGAAGGGCGGCGTCGGCAAGACCACGACCACGCTGGCGCTCGGGTCGGAGCTGGCCAGAAGCGGCGCGCGGGTGCTCCTGATCGACCTCGACCCGCAGGCCAGCTTGACCGAGGGCATCGGCGTCACGCCCGAGCAGCTCGACGGCACGATCTACGAAGCGATGCTCGACCCATCATGCGCCGAAGCGGTCACGATCACCTCCGAGTACGGCGTCGACCTGATTGGGGCCACGCTCAATCTCGCCGGCGCGGAGCTGTCATTCGCCGGGCGCTTCGGTCGCGAGCTGCTGCTACGGCAGGCGCTGGCCCCGCTGCGCAGCCACTACGACTACATTCTGATTGATTCCCCACCGGGACTGGGCATCTTCACCGTGAACGCGCTCGTGGCCGCGGACGCGCTGATCATTCCGCTCCAGGCGCACGTGTTCGCAATGGATCAGATGGCACAGATGGAGTCGACCATCACGATGATCCGCCAGATGAACCCTAGTCTCAGCATCGGCGGGATTGTGGTCACGATGGTTGGTCGCACGAATATCAACGCCGCGATCGAGGCGGCCGCGCGCGCTCGGTATGGAGACCTGGTGTTCGACATCACCATCCCGCATTCGGTCAAGATTATCGAGGCGCCCGCGGCCGGGCAGCCGATCACCGTGTACGCGCCAGAGAGCAGCGGAGCCGCGGCGTACCGGGCCTTAGCTGAGGAAGTGAGGGAGCGATGGCCGATAAGCTAGGCATGAAAACGCGGTATGCGACCGCCCCGGCGTATGAGGTTGGGCAGTATCTCCCGCTCGAAGCCATCCGCACGGACGGTGGCACGCAGGCGCGCGCGGGTCTGAATGAGGCGACTATCCAGGAATATGCTGAGGCCTGGCTTCAGCTGTCGCACGAGCAGAACGGCTTTTTGAAGATGCCGCTGATCGTCGTCTTCCACGATGGCGAGGCCTACTGGCTGGCTGATGGCTTCCATCGCGTCGAGGCCTACACGCGCTTTGTGAACGGCCCGTCGGCGAGTGCTAGCCCACGCGCGATCCGGGCCGAGATCCGAAGTGGCACGCGCCGTGATGCGGTGCTGTATGCCTGTGGTGCGAATAGCACGCACGGCCTCAAGCGCACAGACGCCGATAAGCGCCGGGCGTGCGCGCGGGTACTGAAAGACGATGAGTGGACACAATGGAGCGATAGTGAGATCGCCCGGCGGGTGAATGTTGATCATAAGACGGTCGCGAGCGTGCGGGCAGAGTTGGTGGCAACTGGGGAAATCCCCGGTTCGCCGATTCGCCAGAGCGCCGACGGCAAGGCGCGCGATGTGACCGGGATCCGCGAGTCGAATGCGCGGCGCAAGGTCGCGCCCGCCGATCAAGCGCCACTACCCGATATGCCCGCGCCGGCGCAGCCCACCGATCTGCCGCTCGAATACGCGATTATCCAGCGCCGCTACGTTGCGCAAGGGTATCAGCTGCTCTCAAATATGCAGGGTCAGCATCGGGCCTTCGTGACCCGGAAAGAGGGCATGACCGGGGTTGTCACGTTCGAATGGCAGGATGTGCTGAGCAAGCTCGAACGACTGGAGGGGCAGGCCGCAGCCGCACCAATCCTCACAGTTCACAGTTCGGCATTGTGGGCAGTCGCCGATGCGTCGTACTCGGCAGACCGACTATCAAACGGCAAGATGAAAAAGCCATTCGCCTATGATGGTCGACTCTGGATCGGCGTTGGCGGCCACTACGCAGGCGGACTGAGTGGAGCACGCGTCGAGGATTGTGTTTGTGTCGTCGCTGTCGGCACGGCCTATACGCCTGGCGAGCCAAACAAGCACTATCGCACGGGCAGCTACTGCGGTAACAAGGCTCACTATCACGGCGTGGAGTATGAGCTGACTGGCCAGTGGCTGATCGTGCATAACGACGATGCCAGCCAGGCGCCGGATCCCGCGCACGTCGAGCGATTGGAAGAGCAGATCGAGTCGGGCGATCGGATCCCCGATGCGGGCATGCAGACGGCGGGCGAGATCAAGCCGGCGTATTGGTACGGCTCGACGTGCGAGCGATTCACCAACACCGCTGCGCTGGCAAAGTGGTGCGCGGTGCGGGCCGATCAGTTGACCGCAGATGCACGCATCACGATGGCAGAGGAAGCCAATCAGCTGATTGTCGAACTGGAGACCCTGATCGAAGCCCTGACCTAACACACAAGAATGCCGGGCAGCTGCTGTGAACAGCCCCCGGCGCGTCCCTGGCAGTAACTCCAGAGCGAAAGCATTTTCGCAGGAAGGGAAAAATGATGCAACTCACCCCCGCTGACCTCGAATTGATCAGGCTTCTGCAGGACGACTACACCAACCGCATGATCGCGCACCGACTCGGCGTCAGCCCGATTGCCGTCGCCGATGCGCTTGCCCGGCTCTACCGCACGCTCGACGCGACCGATCGACCGAGCGCTATCGCGGCCGCGCGGATGATCGCGGCCGAAAGCAAGGCGCGGCAATGACGCACGAATCCTCGCCGGCGCGCGCTCCATCGCCACTGTGGCGGGTTACGCTCGTAGTCGGCCTGATTGCCACGATCGGGCTACTCGCCGCGCTGTGGCCGTTCCTGCGTGCGCTGGGGGTTGCGCTGCAAGCCTACACCGGCGCAATTGCGCTGATGCTGCTGCTGTTCGTCGCTGCGCTGCTGCTTGGCATCGTGCGAATCGTGTATGCGATCGGCTGGAAGATGGACGCCAGCGCACGTCAGGCGCGCGTCGTCAGGCTCCAGAACGATCTGCCGATCAGCGTCGACGATGTGCATGCCGCGTTTGAGCGCCACGCGACAAGCAGCCTCGATCAGCACTATAGAGCGCAGCTGGCCGAGGCCGAGCGGCCGTTCCCACTCGTGACGAACTTCCACCAGGCGACCACGCACGCGCCGGCGCTAACAGCTGCGCCGGCTGAAACGGTCGCAACGATCGCGGCGATCCCGACGTTCGCGCAGCTGCTCGACAGCGGCCAGATCGGGCCGGGCCGGCCGCTCATCCTCGGCTACGACGCTGCGACCGGGCACGCCATTACCGGCGCGTGGAAGGATCTGTACTCGTGCGGCGTCGGCGCGCTCCAGGGCGCGGGCAAGTCCTGGCTGCTGGCGTTTCTGCTGGGCCAGAGCGCGGCCGGCGGCGGGCGGCTGATCATCTGCGACCTGCATGCCGGCGACGACGAGAGCTTAGCCAACCGGATCGGCGCACTCGCGCCGGCCTTTATGTGCGATATCGCCTCGACTCCCAAAGAGATCGAAAGTGCGTTCGCCTTCGCCGATGACAAGCTGGAGAAGCGCAAGACCAATAGCGCGCGCTGGCCGATCGTGCTGGTGGCCGATGAGTGGACGAGTCTGCTGCGCACGTCGGCCGGCACGGCGCTGCCCGCGCACATTCAGAACATTGCCGAGCAGGGCCGCAAGTTCAACGTCAACGGGATCCTCGCGGCGCAGGCCTGGACGAAGGCGGCCAGCAGCGACGTGCGCAACCAGCTGACGAGTCATTACGTGATGCGCCAGCGACCCGACGAGGCGCGCTACCAGCTGGGCCTCAGAGCCGAGCAGCTGCCCACCGACATCCGCAGCCTGCCCGATGCGACCGGCTACCTGCTGAACGTGCAAGGTGAGCTGATCAAGATCGTCGTGCCGCACATGACCGCTGTCGACATTGCGCGCTGCGGCGAGATGATCGACAGAGAGGCCGGCTCGCCGCAGAAGTTCGGGTTTATGGCACCAACCCAGCGACTTCCAGGAAGTCCACCGGCGGAACTCAAAAGGAACTCAGACGGAACTCAAAAGGAACTCACAGCGAATGTGACGGCCACGGCAGCACCATCAGGTACGAGGGCGTCACCCGAAGCGGCGCGCGCAGCTGCGCTGTTCGAGGCGGGTGCGGACATCGCGGACATCATTCGCGCGTTGCGCGGCGAGTTGAGCGGCCGGGCACGCCAGCAGGCGAGTGTGGAAATACAGCAGCTTATCAGAGAAGGGCGACAACCATGACCACGCACACCACGACCAGCTTGTACCTGACGTGGCGCGACCACGCGCGCACCTGGCTTGCCCAGCGTGACCCGATCGCACTTCTGAGCATACTGCTGATTGTGTCGATCGTCGGCCTGGCAGTCATTCGCCAGCTGGCGATCGTCATGGCGCCGATCGCCGCTGTGCCGACACCGAGCCCCCCGATCATCATGATCGCGACCCAGCCGGCGATGGTGCCGCCAACGGCCGCGCCACGCCAGGTGGCTGCTCAGCTCCTTGAGGCACCTCCGCGCTATGTGGTGGCCTTCGCAGCCCCGGATGGCGCGGTGCTTGGGGCCATCCCCGAGCCGGCCGCGAGCGCCATTCTGGCGCGCTATGGCGACTCGTGGCTGATGACCAACTGGCAAGGTTCGAACGTGTGGATTCGAGCGGCCGACATCGGGCTGAACCTTGCCGACGTTGCGCCCGCCCTGGCCCCTGCCGTCTCTGCGAGCGCCCGCGCGCCGGTCTCCGCCGCGCCGGTAGCGCCTGAGCAGCCCTATCAGACCGACAATGCGCCGCCGACGCCTGAGCCGCCCGCACAGCCGGGCGCAGCGACCGTCGTGGCACCCGCAGCGCAGCCGGCCTACCCGACGCTTGCGCCGATGGAAATGAACGAAGTGAATGCCGAGTGGGCCAGGCAACAGTATGCAGCCGAGCATCCCTAACGCCTGACGAGAGCCAGCCGCGCCACGCTCGCTAGACGAGCTTGCCACTCGGCATCGTCGAGCGTGAGGATGTAGACATCGCCGGCGTGCGGCCGGAGATTGCCGTTGAAGCTCGCCACATCGCCGATCGTGGTGAACGTAGGGCCGGCCGGGAGATCACGCCAGCAGCGGATGAGGGTAGTGGCACGGTACAGGCATGTGAGCGCCACGCCTGATGGCTGCTGCCAGGAGAGGCGGGCCGAGGTCGGCGTGAGATAGCGCGCGCTGAAGGGCGGCGCAGGCTGAAGGAACAGCAGCAGTGCTATAATCGCGCTCACACGCAGGAGGTTGTTATGCGTCGTTTTCGCCCCCTACTCGCCGGCTTCGCCGCCGGCCTCCTGATCGCCGTTGCGAGAATGTGCGCCTATTTCTTCGCCTGGGGCTGGCACGCCAGCAACGAGTGGCGCGATCTGCATGCCCCGGCCAAGCGCTACGTTCCCCCCAGCATCATCCGCTATCGCAAGAACTAGATCACCCGCGCGCCGGCCGCGCCACGCCGGCAGCCAGCTGGGCCAGGAGCACGTCAAGCCGCGCGATCGGCGTCTCCGGCTCTAAGGTCAGCGTGTCGTCGTCGAAGCGGTACTCCGCGCGGGTCAGGCGAAACACGCGCACGCGGTCGATAGCGACGCCCAGGCTCGGGCTCAGATTGCGGATGACCATCGTGTCGCCCGCCTGAACATACCACAGCGGCCAGCGCGACCCGCCCGCGTCGAACACCTGCCTCACCACGACGCCCGCGCGCGGCCGCGGCTCGCGTCCATCGGCGAGTGCGGTCGCTTGCTGATAGGCCGCCTGCGCCGCGCTGGTGGTCTGCACGGCCAGCGCTTTCCTGCGGGTCAGCCCATAGCGCGCGATACTGCCACTGTCGGCGGTCGCCGCCGACCTGACGGCACGGTTATTCGCATCGCTATAGACCGCGTACACGCTGTTGGTCAGCTGGTCGAGCGTGCGCTGGATGTCCAGGTCGCTCACATCGATGTACCACGTCCGCTGCGCGTTCTGGGCGCGCATGTACAGGCGCTGGGCATCCTTGACCCCCCACTCCCACTGATTGCCGCTCGCGTCGCCGAGGCGAATCAGATAGTCCATGATGTCGCACGGCAGCATGTCGGCGTAGCTCTCGTTCAGCAGATCGAGCGCGGGGCTGTCGGTGAGACTGAGCGAGCTTGAGAGCTGGCCGCTATTCAGCGCGCTCGTAACCGTGATCAGATCGTCGGCGATCTCGTCGGCGTAGATGACAAAGCCCTGCACGGTGTTCCCGATCAGCCAGGTGCCCACGCTCGGATCCATGTCGGTCACGAAATGGGTTGCGTCGGTCACGCTCACCACCGTACAGCCGCGATTCGCAGTCGCGCTCTGGGTGAACACCAGCCGCAGGCCCGGATACATGCGCGCGGTCGAGACGACGGCGACGGTCATCCCGATAGACGAGGCCACGTTCGCGGTGATGGTCGTATTGACGCGGTTAGCGGTCGCGGTCACGACGCGCAGGTTGGTGATCTGGAGATAGGCGCTGCCGGTCTCGCCGGCGAACACCGCGTCGGCGACGTTATAGAACATGCCAAACACCAGCCGATCGCACGCGGTGATCACAACATGCACCGCGCCGTTGCGCAGGCCGCCGCTGCTGGCAAGCGACCAGACAACGGCAGAGAACGCATAGGGATTGGTGGTGTAGGCGATCAGGCGTGTCACCCAGTTCAGCGGCGCGCTGGTTTGGAAGTCGAACGACACGCCGATGATCTGCCGACTTGAGAGGCTGGCGCGATCGAACGCCAGCCCGCCCTCCTTCACGCTGCCGGTGCTGCCGAGCGTCTCGCCCTTGCGCGGCGAGATCGACAGCCGGTTATTGGTGTCGAACTCGTAGCGCCCCTCACTAAAGCCCACATCGTCGGAACTCAGATAGGTGCGCCACTCGCTCACGCGCGTACTACTCCACAGCGCCGTATAGGGCGCATCCGACAGGCTGCGCGCGTAGCCCATCGCGGTCAACGTGACCCCATCGCCCGAGATCGCCACGTCCTCGATCCGCCCGTCGTAGACCGCGCCGCTGCTGGTGTCGGCGATTTGCACCCTGAGCCCGCCGATCGCGCTATACAGGCTGAACGCTTCGGTCAGGCCCATCGGGATAAATCCCTTGCACTCCGCAAAGCCGCGATTGTTCGAGGCGAACGTGAGGCCGCGCACGCGGCCCGAGTAGTCGGCGAGCAGCGCGCCAGAGACGCGGATATACAGCGCGTACTGAATCATTGTGGGCTCAAGAAGCTGCGATACCGCGTCGCGTTCAGTGACACACTCAGCACCGCCGGCGCGGTTGTCGTAAAGCGCCACGACGCGCCGTTGGGCGCTGTCCAGAGCGCGTACAAATTGATCCCGCTGGTCAGCAGCGGCATCGGCCCGCGATAGGTCAGCGGCACATTCCCGCTCGACCCGCTGACGAACACGCGCGGTCCCTGGTCAGACAATGGATTAAAATCAAAGGCTAACGACGCTGCGCCCGCCCCGACCCCTGCGAGCGACACGGCATCGTGCGCCAGAATGGCGACCGTCTCATCGCGCAGATTGACCACGATGATATAGTCAATGTCGAGCGTGCCTGATGCCGCGCTGGCCGTTGCTTGAAGCGTCACCGCGTTCGCCGCGTTCGACCCGGCGACGCCCAGCAGCACGAGGCGCGGCGCAGTCGTCGAGGTGTCGATCAGATACGGCGGCGTGGATGTGACCAGGCCAAAGCCGCTCATGTTCGCCTGCAACAAAAACGAGGTGGTCGCGCTATTGTTCCTGACCGCCGCGATCACCGCGCACTGGCCGCCGATCAGGGTGAGACTCAGCGCCGCGCTCGTGACCGCAGCAACACCGGCCGGCGTGAAGCGCAGCACCGATCCGCCGCGCGCATTCCCGGCCGCGTCGGCGACACTGGTAAACACGCCCGACGCGCCGGCCTCGGCTTCGAGAATCTGAATATCGTTGACCTGGCTGCCGACGACCAGGTACCCGGCCTGGATCGTCGGCGTGGTCGTCCCATTGAAGCCGGCGATCGTGATGTCCACTGGGCTGACGATCGGGTGTGTGGCGCTGAATGCGCGCGTCATCACGGTTGGGTTCGCGGCGGTCGCGCTTGCGCCGGTGGTGTCGTTTTGGCCCGTCCACGCGCCGCGCCTGAGACACGCGATTTTCACGCCGTAGATCTCAAACAGCATGCCGGCGTCGTTTACATCCGACGGCAGATCCACGCCGTTCAGCTCGCTCGATCCGACGCGGCCGAGCACGATCGCCCGCATCGGCGTGGTCACATGATCGTGGATGGTCGAGCCCTGCGGCGCGTACTTCAGCAGCACCGGCGCGATATTTTCATTCCTGAGCCACCAGCGCTCAGCCTTATCCAGCAGCCGGGTCAGCGTGTCGAGATTGGCGTAGACAAGACTGGCGGTGGTGTTGCGGATATTACAGCTCAGATCCTCGGCCACGTCGGCATACGGCCCGCGCCCGCCCAGCGGCGAGGTGCGGATGCCGGCAATCGACGGCCCCCACTGGCCACGCACGGGCGGGAAGTTGGTCACACCGCCGACGCCATCGGCGAAGGTCACGGTATCCGTGCCGTCGGTCATTACGAGGTAAGGAAAAGCTTGCACAGCGATAGTGGGTGCCTCTTTCCTAGTTTCCTGTCCGCATACGACTGAGCGACTTATTGCCGCTACTCGTCAGCGCCTCTTCGATCGTGATTTTGAATAACTTCTTGAACTCGCCGGCGTCGAGCACGATATGCACGGTCTGCCCGCCACCGCCACTCGCACTGCTGGAAGGAGCCGCGACCGTACCGCGCGCGCCCCCGATCAGCGGCGCGCCGACGGCGAGCGGATCGGCGTCACGAATGCCGGCCTGAATCTGGGTCACGATGCCCGCGCCGGCGCGCGACAGGCCGGCCAGTGGGCTGCTCGCGTCCTTCGGCTCCGAAAAGGGCAGCTTGTCTTTCAGCTCCTGCAGTTTGTCATTGAACCAGCTGACCAGCTTATTCCACTCGCCTTCGATGCCGTCTTTGATTGATTGCACGATCGCCGCGCCGACGTTCGCGAGCTGGCCTGGTAGCGCCTGCCACGCATCGTTGATCCACTGGATCGCGCCACCAAACACGGTCTTGAGGATCTCCAGATCGGCCGTGAGGATGGCGATCATACCCTCAACGATCGTGGCACACATCGTCTTAATCGCTTCCCACGCGCCGCTCCAGTCGCCCTTGATCACATCCATCACGACCGTGATCACGCCCTTGATCACCGCCAGCGCGACCGTGATGATCGTCTTGATAATCGTCCAGGCCGCCGACAGCACCGCCCCAATCTCCGCACTATGCGCCTGCAAGAAGCCGGCGATCTCCTTGAAGGCCGGAATAACCACGTCGGTGACAAGTTGCACGTTCAGCGCGATAATATCCGCGACCAGCCCCCACATCGCGCCCAGGTCAGCCAGGATGCCGCTGAACTCGTTCGACTGCTCGCCAGCCCCGCTGAACAGTTGCGCGAGATAGTCGAACACGGGCGCGACAGATGCGATCGCCGCCTTGACCGCATCGATCGCGATCGGAATGCCCGTTTCCAGGGCGGGCGCGACGTAATCGTTCAGCACGCCGGCCAGCATATTCAGCACTGGGAGGAGCGCCGCGCCAACCGACTCGCCGGCCTCACCGATCCGGGCCTTGAACTGCACCATCCCGCCGGCCGACTCCGCGGCTGACTGCGCGCTCCCGGCGAACGTCCCGTTCAGCTGTTCCATCAAGTACGCCTGCGCGCCGGCGGTGTCACCCGCCGCCACCATCGTCTTGATCATCTCCTTCTGCTGGTCCGTGAGGACGATCCCCATCTTGGCCAGCTTGGCCGCCGCGTCCTCGGGCTTCTGGAGCGCGCGGCCCAAGGTGTCGGCAGCCGCCGCCGGGTCAGCGCCCAGCGTTTGGGCCATATCGAGCGACAGCTTCGTGACATCCGTAATCGGGACTTTCAGCTCCTTAAATTTGAGGATGACATTCTCTGCGCCCTGGATCTGATCGTCGCCAAACAGCGACTTGCCGGCCGCGTCACTGAGACTCGACGCCAGATCGGCGACCTGCTGCGCGGAGATCTCGCCACTTCTGCCGGTGTTTTTGATGATATTTTCGGTCGCGGCGAGGAGCTCGCGCGACTTCTGCGCGTCGGCGATGCCGTCGGACACGAAACTCTTCAGCTGGCCAGCGATGTTGCCGATGACATTCGCGGCGAGGAAGCCGCCGGCGACCTGGGCCATGCCAGAAAAGAAGCCGCTCCCCTTCGGTGCGGCTTCGTCGGCGGCAGTCCCCACGTCGCGCACATCGTCGGCGACCTGGTGGGCGGCGGCGGAGACCTGGTCGTCGCCCTTGAAGATGACAGCGAGTTGGGCCAATTAAAAATCCTCATCGGTGATCGGCAGCGGCGCGTTATACGTCGTGCGATACGAATCGAGCAGGCCCTGGCGCAGCGCCCACACGGCCGGCTCGTTATCGGCCACACTTGGTCGGCAGCGCCACTTCTCGGCATACAGCAAGGTGATCAACCAGTCCGGGCCAACCTCCGCTTGCTTTGAGGCGAGGGCCGCCGCGAGCTGGTGTCTTTCCCGTTTGGGATTGCGCCGCGCTGCTGCTGTTCGATCGCGGCCATGATCGGCGTCATCTCGGCCAGCGTCAGCTCGGCTACCTCATCCTCTGACCAGCCGATCAGAAAGCCGGCCAATGCCACGATCATGTCGTCGATGTTCGCATCCCGGCCGGCGCTGAACACCCGCTGCGCCGCGCGGATGTGCTTCAGCTTGGCCGTGCTCAGCGGCCGCACGGTGATCTTCTTGTGCGCCAGAATACTGTCGTCAGGAACCTCGATCGCAATTTCGAGATCCTCGGTTACGTTCGCCATGCGCGTCTCCTTATGGCAGTGTCGCGTTCTCGGTCACGACCGTGATTTTCCCGGCGTTACCGGCGGTCGCGTTATAGCGGCTGCGGAACTTGAAGGCGTACATATTGTTGCCGCTGTCGTTGCCGACCGGGCCAGGGTTCAGCAGCTTGATCGGCAGATCGATCAGCACCTTGTCGGTGCTGTACAGCGTGCCAGGCGTGGCCACCGCGTCGCCCGAGAGATCGATCCGCATCAGTTTGGGGGTCTGGTTGCGAAAGTCGAGCAGCGCGCCCGACGCGCCACCGGACGGCGTGTCGTGCAAATAGGTCAGGCCGCCCGTGATCTTGTGGCCGGTGTAGCTGGGGTAGGAAAAGGCGAGACTGCCGTCCATCGTAAAGGTCGGCCGCCACAGGATCTCAAAATCGACATTCCAGGCGATCAGGGTACTCGACACTTGGGTTGCGCCATACGCGCCGCCGATCACGTCCATGTACAGCTTGCCCATCTGATTCGGGAACTCGCCGACCGAGGGGATCGCCGCCGCCGTGAAGCCGCCGGCTAACCTGGCGACTTGCCGGCCCATGAGCGTGCCGCCCATTTTGGCGGTTTGCCCCATCGCGCCCTTCAAACTGATCTTGGTGCAGACGGTGTATTCCATCTGCTCGACCTCGAAGTCATCGCCCCCCTGGATCGTGTAGGGCGTGGTCGTCGGCTTCGCCGTGGTGGGAATGTTGGTCACATAGATCTTATCTGTACCCACGCCGTCGGCCGCGCCACTTGTTGGGCCGCCCATCCCCATCGCAAAGAGATACTGAAGCTGATCGGAGGTCAGCGGCGTATCGGCCAGGGCCAGCATGCCGAGCAGCTGCACGACACTCGTACGATCGGCGCCGTCGATAATGCCGATCATTTCCTCGATCTCTTCGACCTTGCGCTGGTCGTCGAGCATTGCGCCCGCACCGCGCCAGCGGGTTGTGGCCGTGGCTACGGGGGTTCCGGGAGTCACTTCCTTGACCCACTGGATTCGGTTGAGCCTGCTAATGCCGGTCGCCATGTGCTATGCCTCTTTGTACAGCCCGCTCTTGATCAGCCAGGCACGCAGCGCGGCCGGCGTTTCAATCTTCTGCTGATAGACGGTCTTGAACATCTCCGACTGCGCCGGCGCAAGCTGCTCCAGATCCTCCGCGCTCAAATCGCGCGCGGGGATATCGACGATCGCCGCCCCGCCGCCGATGTAGGTCAATCCCTTGGATGCCGCAGGCTTCTTTTCGTCGCTCATTGTCTAACCTCAATTCATTGCCACAATCGGCTTTTCAACCACTGGCAGTAGCACCTTTAGCCCAAAGTATTCTTGGTCACCCCATTGCAACGGCCCGATCTGATAGGTAAAGAACGCTGGGCTGTCCCCCGCGCCCATCTGAATCACCGCGCCGCTCAGGCGAATGTCGGCCACCAGCGCGCGGAAGACCGCCTCCGACCACGGGATCGTGCGGCTGTGCAATTCGCCGATCGGTGTCGCGCGCGCGCCAATAAACAGCCAGATCGCCACCGTGTAATCGTGCTTGGCCAGCCCCGAGCCGCCGCCGGCCGCTTCGGTCGACCAGGTGTGCGCGACGCCTGGCGCGAGTGACAGTACCGCACATGGAAACTCGCCTAAGCTGGTCGCTTCCTTCGGATCGGCGTAGACCTTTTTGAGCGTCTGCGGGCTATTTATGGTCAGCAGCCGCACGCGGATCGCGGCCAGCGCGGTCGATACGGTCATTCTTTTGGCCCGCCCCGCCGATACGTTTCGAGTACCATGGCCAGTCGTGCAATGACCTGAAAGGCGAGATGGCCCGATGTGCCATGGTTAAACTTGTGGATATAGGCGACGGCGAGATGAATCTCCGATCGCATGCGCGGATCGAAGTTATCGAGCCACTCTTCAAGTGGCTGGTCGATCGTCGTGTCCTCTTTGAAGTCGATCACATCGGCACCCAGCGCACATAATTCTTGAACATATCGCGGACGTAGTTGGGCCAGTTGCCCGGCACAATCAGCACGCCCAGTTCGGGGATCGCGGTGGTGTCACCCGGCGCGCTGCGCTTCTGATAGGCCCACCAGCACAACGCCCGCATGGCCCACTCGAAGTCCTGTGGCACCGCCGCGAGATCTGCCCATCCGCCGCTGTAGGAAAGCCGCATGCTCACGCGCTTGCCACGCAGGCCGCCATACGACCCGCCAAACGTCCGCACCACACAGCCAAACGAGTGTTCTTCAATATCCAGGGCACTCGTGACGAGTGGCGTAAAGAGCGCCCCGCTAGAGTAGTCGGCGGCCGTGATGCTCACAATCGTCGGCACGGGCGTGTAGCAGCTTAGCACGCCGTCCTGATCCACCAGCGCGCGCAGCGACTGCGCCGCATAGGTCGCGCGTGAGAACGCCTGGTTGCAGTAGGTGTCCACCGCGCGCGACATGCCCGTGACGAGACTGGCCATCACGTTCGCCTCGTTCACCGGGTCGGTCGCCGTGCCGACGCTTGCGCCGAATGCGAACACGGATGTCGGCGTGGTATAGTCGAACGCGGCCACTAGCCCTGATACCCGGCCGCCCGTGCGGCGTCGGCGTCCCAGGGTGCGACCTCGACCACGCCGCCGGTTACCTGATAGGTACTGTGGCCAACCACCAGCTCGCCGTTGAAGGGCGGGCTGATCGTCAGACGCACCATAGCAACGGATACCTTTGGCACGGTCGTACCCTCGCGCTCATCGTGCGGCGCGCGTGACTTTGCCTTGGCCTCCTCCGCCGCATCGATCCGCTCCCAGCCATTGCCCTGGCCGCCCACGCGACGCTTGACGCCGATCAGCTCGATCGGCTTGCCGGTGTGCCAGATATCGGCGGAGAGATCGAAGGTGTCGTCGTCGTTGTTGCGAATAATCGCCGCCTCAGCACTATGATCGCCTTCCCACACGCGGAGCCGCACGGGTGCGTCGCGCACATCCTCGGCTTTCACCGTCTTCACGCCGGCGACATCTTGCGGGCCCTTGCCCTCGGGTGCCTCGGTCGTTGTGTCCTTGCCAATGCTCAGCTTCTCAGAGAGCGTCTGCGCCGGCGCAGCGGGCGCGGGCGGCTGCTCGGAGGGCGCAGCGCTCGATGTCTCGACGGTGTGCGCGGGCGGCGTTTTTGGTTTATCAGTCATTCCATTTTCCTTCTGCTATGTATTCCCCGCTCGAATGCCTGTTACCGCACGAGGATGCCAGATTTATCCTGGCGCGATGTTTGTGATCGTGCCCAGCGCGAATGGGGCGTAGACCTTCAGCACCTCTTCTGCGTACACGCCGGTGGCGTTCGCGCGGGTGACAATCGGCCAGGGGATCTGGTAGTAGTCCCTGCGGCACTGGACTTGTGCCACCTGCGGGACATTCGCCGACTGGTAGAACGCCGGCAGATTGTTACACCAGAACAGGATTGTGCCGGCCGGCAGCGTCGGGTGCAGCTTGATCGGGATCACGTTGCCGCCGTCGAGCGTATAGGGGTTCATATAGAAGCCGACCACCGCGCCGGCGGTGAATGACACGGCGTTCGATCCCGCATCGATATTGAACCTGACCATCGGGTTCGCGCCGCTGATGAAGCACCGATTAAAGATGTCGGTCAGCTGCTGCGCGTTCACATAGATCACTTCAGGGCTGACACGGTAGCTATCCCAGAACGACTTGAGCGCGGTGTCGATCTCACTCACCGTGCCGCGCCCGGATGCGGTCAGCACCGTGCCGGTGCCGGCGACGCCGGTGGCCAGCGCCTTGTAGTACGCCGTCGAGCTATTCCAGGCGGCATAGAGCAGCCCGTCAAAGCCGGTGGTGTTGAGTGAGTAGTCGGTGCCGGGAACGGTGACCGCGCTGTAGAGCTGCCCCGTGCCCAGTAGTGGCGCAGTGATCGCCAGAGAGTTGATCGTCGTAATCGCTTCGAGCCGCTCCGCGCCGGCCGCGCCGACGTACCAGGCGTAGGCGACCGCGCCCTTGATCGCCGTGGTGTTCAGCAGCAGCGCCTGGCCGAGCGTGATCGCCTGGGTCTTGTTCGCGCTACTGATGGATGACCCACCGTTGATGGTGTAGGTCAAGCCGTCCATGCCGGTGACGGTGAGCAGCCGCCCGACGCCGTTCGCGATCGTGGCCAGCTGGTAGCCCATATAGGTCAGCGCGAACACGTAGACACTGTAGGTCAGCGCCGGCAACGTCGCGGCCGCGCCGCTCGCGCTGCTGGTGGGTGTGACCGGCGTGCCGAGCGCGACACTGAGGTTGCCGCCGAGTATCGCGTGCTCTTCCATGATCATGGTCTGCTGGAGCAAGCGCGCGCCGCTGGTCGACATCACATCCTCAAAGCCCATGCCGGCCGACTGGGCTTCAAAGGTCACATCCGACTCGAGCCCGATCGTCTTATACGGCGCCGACTTCTGGCTGGTGGTGATCGACATCCGCCCGGCGCGCTGGCCTTCGGGCACCCACGGCAAGACGCCCGCGATGCTGTTGCCGGCGATCGCATCGACCTGCACCCAGTTCGCGGCCGTGCCTGCGCCGCTGCCACGGGTGACGCGCGGAATCGAGTTGCGGATCGGGGTCAGTACAGGATAGAGGTTCTTAGCCGGTGCCTCCAGATCGTAGGCCACCAGGTTCTGCGCGATCGTGATCGTGCCGGTCGCTTTGGCGAGATCGTCGGCGCTGCCTTTCGCGCCCACGCCGGTGCCGGTCACGATCTTGTTGATGCCGAGGATGGTTTCAGCGGTCACATCACGGCCGCTCTGGTCGATAATGGACATGGCTCACTCCTGTTACGCCGCGGCGGCGCTATTCGCTATACTGCATTTTGATCAGCTGATACTGATCGTCATATTGTTTCGCCAGCGCGGGGTTTGCGGCCGTGCGCGCCATACGCTGCAAATTGTCGAGCTGCTCGTGGACTAAGACCGACATGGCCGGCTTGCTCGTTTCGAGCGCCGCCGGCGTCTGGCCGGCGATCACCTTCTGCACCGAGCGGATGACCGGGCCGCCTGCGGCTGGCTGGCGCTTCAGCACCTCGACATCGCCATGAATTGCCAGCACGCCCTTGGCTAAGGTCTCAAAGTAGGGCAGAATCGCCGCCGATACTTTCTCGGCCATCGCGATATCGTCGCTTCCGTCGTCTTTGGCGACGCCCAGCACCTTCGTCGCCCACTCGCTGCCGGCATCCGCGGCGAGCTGGAGCATGGATTTCGCCATCGCCTCGATCCCGGCCAGCCGCTTGCTCATGCGGAGCCGCCCAGCCTTGCGGAGCGCGCCCGCCTTGGCCGCCATTGTGAGCGCTGGGTCGGTCGTCTCGCTCTCGGCAGCGGCGTCGGCGGCCGGCGCGGTCAGTTCATCGGCCGGTGCCTCCTCAGCTTCGCCCGAGGCCTGCTGCACGAGCGCGATCGCCTGGGTCAGCAGCGCCGCGCCCTCCATGTCGCCAGCCAATTCCAGCTCGTTTCGCGACGCCTGGATCATGGCGACGATCTTGGCCGGATCGGCAGCGGCTTTCTTGATCGGCTTGCCGGCGAGCTTGCGCACATCCGCGATCGGGTCGTCGCCGGTCTCAGTGTCCTGATTGTCGGTTTCCTGGCCTGCCATGTCAGCTCCTTTGAACACGAGGATGCGCGCCTCGGGGTTAGCCGGGCGGTCAACGAGTGAAATTTCAGTGAGCACCATTTTGAGAATGCGGCGAATGAAGCGACCATCGGGCAGCTGCTCCAGGCGCGACTTGAGCGCGCGACCGCCGATCGAGAAACCTTTGTAGACGCCTTGCTTGACCTTTTCCCATGCACCGTCGTCTACGACCTTGACCGACAGGTGCAGCTTGCCGTCGATCACCTTGGCGGTGATCGCGGTGCCCACGGCGCTATTCGTGTGCATCTCGCGCACGTTCGACCACTTGAGATAGTCGTCGAGCGCACCTTCGACCGCGCCGGTATCCACGACATCGCCGACGTAGGCCTGGCCATCAAGCACGCCCGGCTGATCGTCGATCGTGTCGGTCGAGGCGATGCCGCTGGCAATGCGTTGATCAGCTTTGGTAATGTCGGCGTAGAGCAGCTGCATGAGAAATCCCAACAAAAAAGCGCCTGGCCTCGTGTGTGAGACCAAGCGCCGTGCATCGAAACAATGCGCAACGATATGTTATACGTCTAGTGTAGCACTACTGTCAATTTTATGCCGCCGCCCGCGCGGAGTCCAGCCGTAACCTTCGAGCGCGGCCTGTTCGATCGCGGCGATAAATGCCAGCGCGGCCCCGCGCAGCAGCAGCAGGGTTGTCAGGGAGAGACGCATCGGCAGCTACCCTTTGTCGATCTTATCAGCGACCTGCTGTAATGCCCGCTCGAAATAGCGGTTAATCTCAACACTATGATCGCGCACCGCATCGGCGTCGGTCGTCCAGCGGCCGCGGTGGATGCTCGATTGAAATTCCTCCGACTGGATAAACGGGCCGGGTGGATTCGCGTTGCCGATACTCGCCTCAAAGCCGCTCGGGAGCGCCTGCCATTCGGGCCGCGCGGCCGTCCACAGCCGGCCTTCATTTCCCGTGCGGCGATAGCGGGATCCGGGAAGAGCGGGCGGGTAGCTGGCCAGCTGCGGAATCAGGCTGAGCAGCCCCGCCTCAGCCGCGTCCTGCAATGCTGGCATGATCAGCTCAGGCACGTCGCTGAGCAGATCAAGCAGCGGCTGAAGATCCGGGATGTCGATTGAGAATGCCACTACAGCGGCCTGCGTGTCGGCTGAACGAGCGCGCGGAACAGATCGCCGTCGCGCCGGATGGTCTGCACATACGCCCAATATTTGCCTTCGAAGCGCACGATCTGGTGACTGCGGCAAGCGCAGCGCAGGAGCACATACGCTTCGCCGTCCCACGGCCCGCTGACGATCTGCTGCGGCAGTGGCGGCCGCACGATCTTCGGCGTGATAGGCGGCGGTGTGACTCGCCATGCCGCGCGCAGCGCCGCCCGTCGCTGGGCACCGCTGGGTCGCGTGGGTTGGTCACAGCGCAGCGGCGGATCCGCCTCGATCGGGTCGTTCGCCCAGGGCGGCGGGGTATCTTTGGCGTAGCGGGTCAGACGCATGGCTTACAGCTCCTCACTCTCCCGTACTACGGGAGTAACCCAGCATCTACAGGATGGGTGAAACGGCGGCAGATCGCCGTCGAAGTCCACCTCGGTATTCGCCAGCGGGCCGCACACATCGCACACCGCCTCGTCTTCCGTCGTGCGAATGGTCATGCCGCTGACGACGTTCGACTCGTGCCACGCGGCGCGGTTGCCCTCCGCGTACAAACCTGTGACCTCAGTCACCGCCGCGACATCCGCGCGCGGCCCGCTCCAAACCTCTGCGACGCTCGCGATCAGATCGTCCATCGTGCCGCCGGCTTCCACCCAATCGGCGATGCGGGCCGCTGTGCGCTCCTGAGCAGTGGCGGTGGTCTGATCGCCAAACGCCGCCGCCGCCGTCCGCGCGCGCGCCAGCACGGGCTGATTCACCAGTCCCCAGTCGACGGTCACCGGCAGCTGCGTGATCGCCTGCTTTGCCGCTAGGGTCGCCGTCTGCTCGAACAGCGGGGTAACCGCTTCGGCCAGCAACTTTGGTTCTCGTGACCAATCGAGCGACTGCGGATCGGCCTGGATCTGCGCCGCGATCCTCGATTGCTGCGCCGCGTAGGCCGCCGCGATCACCTTGCGGGCGGCGCGCTCGCGCTTCAAGCGATCCAGCGCATCGGGCGCTTTCTTGGCCAGCCGCTCAAAAGGGGTCGCATCCGGCGCACCTCCGAGCGCGGGTGCTTGCGGTGGACCAGGTGCCTCACCGTCGAGATCGGGGTAGCGCAACCGGCGCGATTCGGTGGCAGAGATCACGCCCGCCGCCACATCGCCCTGCTGCACCTTGGCCGCGCGCTCGATATCCTCCGACTCGCCATAGTCGAAATAGCCTTCGAGCTGCGGCTGGTTCAGATACTGCGGCGACTGAATGATCGGGTTGAAGATCATGCAGAGGAGCCAGGCGGTCAGCGGCCCCAGCCCGCGCCGGTAGGTCACATTCTGCTGGCCTTCGCTGGTGGCCTTGTTCACATCGTCGGTGAAGCCGATTTCACTGGGCGGCACACCAAAGGCCGCGCAGGTGATCTTCAGCATCCACTCGTCCAGGCTACTTTCGTAGCGCCCGCCCTCGGAGAGCGCGTTTAGCGGGATGAGCTTGCCGGCCCACGGCAGAAACACGATCCGCTGCTGGGCTAAGGTGTCGCCCTGCAATTTCGCATTCCACCACTCTTCGAACACCGCCACCTGCTCGGGCTGCATCAACCCATCGGGCGGAGAGAGGATGCCGGCCGGGATGTTGCTGTCGGTGAAGTGACCCAGATCGAAGGTCTGCTTCCTGAGCGCCGTATTCACCCGCAAAATGATCCACTCGGTCGGCGGGAAGCCGTAGGGCGTGAAGGAGCGTGCCCAGCGCGGCGCGTAGAGCAGTTCGCTATTCGAGAACTCCGCGAAGTCGTCGTCATTGGCATCGGGCTTCGCGCGCTCGTAGTTCGACCAGGGCGTGCCGTACAGGATCTGCTGGTAGGCAGCGGTTTGTCCGCGCGCGTCCAGCAGCGGCTTGATCGTACTGCCGTCGATGTACTCGACCCCCCACAGCCCACCGCCGCGATCGGGATGCGGGTAGAGCGTCAGCGCATCCAGGCTGAACAGATCGTAGAGCAGCGCGCCGATCCACGATGGGTAGGGGGTCACCCGATCGGGCTTCTGCCACCAGGCCTCGAGCACATCACACGTCCCTTGCTCTTGAGCCTGCGCCTTCTTGTTTTTGGCGCGAATGTGAAACGGGAGTCCCTGTAATTCCTCGATCCGGGTCGCGATGCACAGCGCGGCCACGTCGTACATACTCGCGAGCGAGCGCAGCTGCTCGAACGGAGTCAGCTGCGGATACTCGCGGCGCGGCATGAGGCTCGTATTCGTCGCCACCGGGTACTGAAACTGGCGCGGCCCGGCGACTTGCTCGAGCTGCGGCACGGTCGGACTAAGCGGCACGCCGGGGCCGAAGGTGCGCGTCTGGAGCGCGCTGCCGAAGTTGCTGCCGACGAAGCGATCGGCCAGGCGCACGAGCGCGTAGGCGCGTGGGCTGAGATCGAGGATGGGCGTGCCGGGCGGCGGAGTAGGCATTAGAACCACCTTTCATGGAGACGGCATCCGGCGTGAACGACCCAGCCGTACACCGGATGGTGATGGCATTCGCAGCGCGTCACGGCATACCAGCAGCGCCAAAAGAGCCGGCGCATTATGGATTCCTCCGCTTGAATCGGCCGACGATCAGCGACCATAGCCAGCCGCCGATCGCGAAACCGAGACCCAGCACAAACGACCAGAACAAAAACACGAGAAACGTGATCACGGTAATACTGTCAGGCATTGAGTGCATCCTTTGCCTTTGCCTCGTTGTAGCGCCGCACCCATTCGTCGCCGCTGACCGCGCCGATCATCAGCTCGGTCAACGCCCAGACCAGCGCGTCCAGCCGGTTCGGCGATGCCATGCCGACCAGCCAGGAGCATAGTTCATCTTCCAGCTTTGTGAAGGTGCCGACGTGATGCACCTTGCCCAGTTCGTAGAGCGTGGAGACCGGCTCGGCGCGCGTGAACTTGCCCCGGCTGGCGTGAATGCGCTTGACCGTCGGCGCATTCGGGATCGTGCTGATGGTCACCTCGACCATTTCGCCGCCGTTGTTATCCTCCGCGACCAGCAGATCAGCGTCAAACTTGTGATAGGACGTGACGCCGGCCGATGCCCAGACCCGCGGGCTGCCCTGCACACTCGCATCGTCGAGGATAAAGCCGTGCAGCTCAGGTGCGCCGCCCGTCGCCACCTTACAGTCGCACATCCCGACGCCTCCTGTGATCACGCCGGCCTCATCGCCGCCCGAGGTAGCCGATGGATCGAGCGCCACCACGACGCGCGAGAGCGCCGGCGCTTTGGTCACGCGCTTCGCTTCGATCCACACGCGCCGCCACAGCGCGCCCGGCACGTCCTCGATATCCTCGGCTAAGATCTCCTGCCGGTACGCGAGCGCGCCCATGTCGCCAGTAATCTCGGCTAATGCCGCCGCCGAAATATGCGGATTGTCGTGACTGCTGAAGTGAAATGTTTCCCAGCGCCCGGTGGTATCGCTTTGCGCGCGCGTGTACATTTTGGCCGCGTGGTACGGGTCGGTCGCGCGGCTATGCTGAATCGTCTTCATACTGGGCGGCGTATAGACAAACACCGCATCCCCATCGTGGTCGAGCAGCATCGGCGCACCCACCACTCCCCATGTCCCCTCCTGCATCATTTGGAACTCATCTAGGATCAGGATGTCGGCATAGTCGCCGCGCAGCGTATCGGCGTCCCATGCCGTTTTGGCGCGGATGCGCTGCTCGGTGCCCGGCAGCTCGATGATATGCCGCGTCTCGTTTTTGTACAGGATTCCCGCGTCGATCGGGGTGCGCAGCGCGCGCTTGCACTCCTCCCAGAAGCGATCGATCTGGTCGTTGGTCGGCGTGCCGTACAGCACGCGCCGCCCGGCCAGGAACGCCCGCACCGCCAAAATCGCCACGCCGACCGTTTTGCCGCCGCGCCGGCCGGCGCGGATGATCTTGCGCTTGGCGGTCGACTCGATGAACGCCTGCTGCTGCGGATGATCGTCTGGGTTGCGCAGTTCAACCGTCGCATGCCAGTCACTCGCCGGCGTCGACGCTGCTGGCGCGGGCCAGTCGATCGAGGATACCGATGGCAGATCGATCGATGACTTCAAATAGTTCTGCCATGTCGGCGGCGCTCTGTTTGTCGAACCAGGTCGGCGTTGTAGCATATTCCGCAATTCGCTGCGTGGCGATCAGCTTCGCGCGCAGGTTTTCCATAATCAGCTCACCCAGCGCGAGCTGCTGCGCTTCGAGTGCCGGCCGCTTCAGCACCGTTACACCAGCTGTAACACCAGCTGTAACACCAGTCGTGACATCTGGCGTTACAAGCCGGGCCTTCCACTGGCGCACCGTGCCGCTCGGGAGACCATAGCGCGCCGCGACGATCGCCGGCTGATCACCGTCCAGCAGGTCGGCCAGCGCGGCCGCTTTGCGCTCATGATCGATCGGACTGGGCATGCTATCGCTTCTTCTTCGCTCTGCGCTTCTGTCGTCTGCTGCTCATCGTCTGCCCTGACACTCCGCGACGCGCCTGGCTAGGCTGCTGTCGCCGCCATCGGCGGGCCGGCTCACATCGGCGGGCGGCCGACTAGCGCAGCGACAGTACTGCGCATGCGTCGGCGGCAGTCGCGGCACGCGTGTTCCCATCACGACTCCCTTACCTTTTCGAGCAGCCCAGACCATACGTAACGCATGTCGCTCGACTGAATCCACACACGACTCGACCCGAAGCTGGTCACGAACGTCGCCGACTGCGCGGCCACTTCGACGCCCTCCCATTCGTCGCCCGCGTGCAATCGCCCGAGCACCGCGCCGGTCTGCCGTGGCGCGGCTCTGATGGTCGCGCCACCCGTGCAGGCGGCGGCGACGCGGTAGTGGGCGATAGGCGGAACTGCTGACTTCTGACTGCTGACGCTCGACTCCCCCGCAGTCAGCACGCCCATATAATACGCCTCGGTAATCGCCGCGCCGGGACAGGCGATCTTGTTGAAGTCCCGGTGACTGGCAATGCCACCGTAGCGCAGTCGCTCGGGATGCGCGCAGGCCTGCTTGTCGCCACTGCCGATCAGGCCGGGCTTGCTGGCCGGGTCACTGTACAGGTAGTGCAGATTGAATGTTCCCAACCGAGCCTGCAATGCAATCACCGCGCCATGTACGTTCCGCGCGACGGCTGTGGGCCACACCTGATTCGAATAATCTCCAATTATTTCGATCCCGATCGAGTAGTGCAGCCGGCCCATCGCGCGAAAACTGTTGCCCCATTTGGCGTGGATCCCGACCTGGTTCATCGGCGTGAAGAGGTAGATATAGCGATCGCACACGAAGAGATGTGGCCCGGCGCTCCAGCCTTTCGCTGCGTAGAAGTCGCGCAGGCCGGCCAGCTTGGCGAGGCGCTTCGCTCTGATGCGCGGCTCGCTCAATCCGGCTTCGTTCGCTGTCCACTGCGCTAGGGTCGGCACCGCCGTGTGATGCAAGACGATCGTATCCGGCGGGATGCTGCCGAAATTGTAGTTTTGCAGATAGGTCACGAAGTCAGACACTAGCAGCGCCTGGCCGATGTAGGCGAAGTCGAGCCCGAGCACGGCCTGGCCAGGCTTCTGCGGCGCAGCCGGGTCGAAGCTGTCATCGTCGAACGGTAGGATGGGAAGATCGCTCATAGTCCACCTTTGGCCAGGATGTACGCCGTCAGCGCCACAGCAATAATCAGCGCGGCCAGCGCCATGCGGCCGGCTGCGCTGACGGTGCGCTGCATCGCTTGGAGTGCGACGGTCAGCCGCACCTCGGCGATCAGTTCCGCGTCGCTCGCGCGGGCAACCATCGCGCGCCGCTCGCGCTCCAGGGCGCGTTCAACGGCCCGCCCAACGTTATCGCCGCGCTCGTTGCCGGGGATGTCGGCGCGCACCGTGCCCACATAGGTGAGCTTGAAGATCGCGGCGTCAATCGGCACCAGCCGCGTCTTGATCTCCTTGATCTCAGTGACGACCTCGGGTGGCGTGCTATTGCCCTGACGCGCGGCCTGTACCTCCAGCACCTGCAACCGGCCCATGTGCGCCGTGCGCTGCGCGTCGAGATCGCCGATCTGATTCCTGGTCTCATCATCCACGCCGCTCCTGGCACGCAAAAAAAGAGCATCGCCGCTCACGCGGCCATACTCCGTAGGTGTATCTTATCACAAGGGCGCAAGCAAGGCGCGTATCGGGTATAGTAGTGCCGATCAGCCGAACGCGCGTGCGTCATACTCCGTCGCGCTGCCGGCTGATCATCGCAAAGGAATCCCCATGCAGAACGCCGCATTGACCCAGCACCTGATTCTGCTCGAAGAGCGCCAGGCGGAGATGGAAGCGCACCTCTCCGCGATCGAGCCGTGTCTGCGCCGCATCGAGTCGAGTCTCCCGATCCCCAGCGCGCTGTCGCTCGTGGCGCAGCGGCTCGGCGCGATCGATGCCAAGCTCGCGCGGCTCGTGCCACCGGCCGACGTGCGGGCGTCGATGCTTGAGGCGACCGAACACCAGGCGGCGGTGGCCGACGCCGCGCCCCTGCAGGCCCAGCAGCTGGCCGATATTTCGGCCTGGATCGACAACCGCATGACCGGCGATCAGATGGCGATCGAGTTTGACGATCTGGCGTTTGTGTCGAAGCAGCTGATCGGCATCCTGCAAGGCTCACGCGACGATCTGGTGCTGATGCGCAACGACATTCGGCGGCTCGCGGCACTGTGTGAGCAGGTGCTGCGGGCGCGGGTGGATGATGACGAGCGGGGCATGTGGCGGCCGGGCGACCAGGAGAGGCGGGCGACGGATCGGCGGCGGGCCAGTGGGTTCTGAGCGATGATCGATCTGGGCGCCGCCTACGACGCGCACGCGACCGACATCAGAATGTACATCCTGCGGCGTGTCGGCGATGCGGCGGTCGCCGATGATCTGCTCAGCCAGGTCTTTGAAGATGCCTGTCGCGGCGCGAGTAGCTATCAGGATCGCGGCCTCCCTGTCAGCGCGTGGCTCTACGTCATTGCGC